CCCAACACAGCTACCCCTACATAAACACCATTGCCTACAACAGATGCACTTACACAATCCTCAACAACTACAGCCACTCTACCATGTCCATAGGTAAAAGGCAAGTCACTATTTCCATATCGTTTCCATTTGGGCAGACGAAATCCCACAGACCTACCAACTGCATCTACAATTAGTCCGTCTTTCTTGACAGGAAATACAACTCTATTCTCTTTTACGTCATAGTAAAGTGGTATCTCTTCATAATTCAATCCATATTCTTCAGCAAACCTTGTAACTTCTTTCCTGTGATTGTGGTGAACCACATACTCAGGCAGAGCAAAGTTAGTATCAGCTTTCTTGATATCTAATACGGAGTTTCTAATATCATCTACAGATAAGTTTACCTTCTTAGTTCCTGATATAGGACAAGAAGATTTGTAACAGTTCCAAACTAACCTTCCCATGTTATTGGTTGCAGTAAATGTTTTATAACCATTACAACTAGGACAGTTAATCCTTTTTGTTTCTCCTACACTTAAATGTAAATCACTTATATAATTATATATATTCATATTATATACTCTTAATGTAATTAGTACGTAATGTCAAGGCACTTTCTGCACTAGCATACGTATTTTTCATGTAAGGTTTGACTGACTGTGGGTTTGCATGACCTGTGACAGACATAATCTGACCCATTGGAACACCTGCATCTACCATTTCAGTTGTACCTGTCCTTCGTAGGTCAGATATTCGTAAGTCATCAGGTAAACCTGACAGTTTTATCACTTGCCTAGCCACTTTTGATAGTCTTTGGATAGCATATGGACTGTAAACACCCTTCATAGGTGTTGGATATGGTGCAACATAGGGTTGAAAGTCGTAGTCTTTTCGTTGCTGTGTAAGCATCTCCAATAAGTCAAGAGAAATCGGCAGGTGTACTACACTTCTTCTCTTTGACTGTTGCAAATTTAACACACCTTTGTCAAAATTTATGCTTGAGAACTGTAAAACTCTCATATCACCCACTCTTTGACACCATTCATATGCCATTTGTACTATCAATCCTAAGTTTCTGTACCTAAAATCCTCGTAACAGTAGTTAAGAAATTTCCTAACCTGTTCTTTTGTCCACACAGTCTTCCTAGCATGGGCAGATTTACGTTTAAAGGTGGAGAAAGGGTTGCTTTCAACATACCCCATCTCCATTCCAAAGGAATACATCTTACGTGCTACTGCTGTAACTGCATTCGCCAAGTACACACCACGACCAAGCCATACTTCGTATGCTCTTCGTGCTATCGCACCTGACAGTTTGGTAAGACATATTTCTGCCACACTTTTGCCATCAACTTTTGTGTCCAATAAAACACTCACACAATATTGATAATCATGTTTAGTTTTATCAGCTAACACATTGAAATCGTTAGACAAATAGTATTTATTTACTAGCTTCTGTAACTGCATTTTCTCTTTCCTTTTTGTTTTGTTCAACAAACTTGTTTAGAAATCTTGTAACAAAATCATCAATACCATTACTGTGATAATGTACTTTGTAAGTTGGTCTTCTTCTAGACCATCTACCTGTAGTCCAATAATAAACGTACTCCCTATCCTCTTGATTCTTTATCCAAAGCATAGATGCTGCTTCACTTATGCCGTATTTTATATTATTTTCTTGAAGATAATTTTCAACAAACTCCAAAGTTTCGTTAGTATCTTTTCTAAATATTGCTTCTCCTTTAGAGTTTTTTCTAACAAATTCCCATTCATGCTCAGACATATCACACCTGCCATGCTATGTAAATACATAATGCTATTATCAATAGCTTACCATAGTCGAGGTCAAACTTTGTACCCTC